CGGTGCCCACCAGGGGCTGTGCTCTCCACCATCTGGCCGGTCCACGCCCACTCCCTGGACGCGAACACCGCCGCCCGCCAGTTCGCCGAGCCCCCGATGTCGTACTCCGGGTTTCGCAGGAGCCACCGTCTGACATCGTTTCCCGAAACGGCGGCGCGCTCGAAGCCCAGCTCGACCAGTCGGCTCCGGTAGAGTGCGGCCATCGCGTCCCGGATGAGAAGGAGTCGGCGCTGATGCTGGGCCTCATGGAGGGCGAACACGAGTTCGCGTTGCGCGGATTCGCTCACGGTTCCGCTTCTTCGGTAATGAATTCCTGCTGTTCAACCTCTGTCCCGATGGACGCCAGATTCTTCACGGCTTGCCGGTAATAGCTGGGCTTGAGTTCAACACCTATCCCGCGCCGGCCAGCACGCACCGCCGAATAGACCTCGGAGCCGACGCCCATGAACGGTGTCAGGANCGTCTCACCCGGATTNGACCACAGGACGAGTGCCCGATCAATCACATCGAGTTGCAAGGGATGCACATGCTTCTCATCCTGCTCGTCGCGTGCGGCCCGGAAGGGGAGCACCCGATCCAGACGCACGTCATCCCAAAACGCGGAGGCGTACTGGCGCCAAATCCAGTGGGAATATCGGTTCTCGATTTGGTTGCCCGTCCATCCGCGATACCGGAGGATCTCAGCGGGCGGTAGGCGCTCGCCCGCGTACTCCGTGAGCCCCCGTGGATGGACAATGGGAACCGGGTTCGACCCAGCGCGGCGGAATACTAGCAGGTAATCGGCGCTGGCGACCGTGCAGCGGCTAGAATCATCGACCAGCGACTTATGGGCCAACGCCTTCGTCATCGTGCGGTTCCGCACCGTCAATGGTTCTTTCCAGACATGGTAGCGGGCGACGTAGCTGAACCTCAGGCGCTTGTGCAACCGGATAATATCCCCNGGGAAATCCATCAGCTCATCGAGTCCAGTGTTGCCGGTCGGTACGTCCATGCAATGGACCGCCGTCATGCGCCCAGGCATCGTGACCCGCGCTAACTCGCGCACGACGAATTCATAGTGCTCGAAAAATTCCTCATAACCCGCACAATTCGAGAGGTCCCGATCTGAGGACGAGTAGTGATAGAGTCCCGCGAAGGGCGGCGAGTAGATGGAGAGATGCACCGAACCCTCTGGGAGANCGGGCAGCACTTCCATGCAGTCGCCTTGATAGAGGGCGTACTGGTCGGTGATGGATTGGTTTGCTATAGCCATCCGGGCATCTCCGGCTCNGTGGTGAAGGTGCTTTGCCGCGCCAGTGACAAGGCGTCATTCATGTGCCGCACCAACGCGGTGAACATCCCATCAGCCTGTGCCGCCTTGCGGGCGAGGTTCGCCTGCACTCCGCGGCCTCCTTCGGTGGCGATGATATCCACCCGCACGGATCGGTCTTGCCCAAATCGCCAGCAGCGCCGCACCGCTTGGTAATACTGTTCGTAGCTGTGCGATGGAAACACTGTCATGTGGGCACAATGCTGCCAGTTGAGCCCGAAGGCGCCGATCTTGGGCTTGAGGACCAGGACGCGAGCGGTACCGTGCGCGAAGGCCAGGAAGGCTTCTTCTTTCACCTCCGGGCTATCACTGCCGACGACTTCGATGGCGTCGGGAATCAGTCGCGCCAAGAGAGTCGATTCGTCATTCAGATGACACCATACGACGGCCGGTTCCGCCGTGCCGTTGACTAGGGACGCAGCGGCCTCACACCGCTCGGTGATCGTCCGGCGAGATTCCTCGCGTTCCTCCCACAACCCCTGCGCCGGGAGGTCGAAGAGCATTCCGTCCCGGAGATGCCGCGCTTGGATGATGTGCTCCCGCTCCACTAGGTCAGGAAGGATGAACCGGGTATCCGAGAAGCCGAGATCGGATGGCCGGCGCAAGGCACGCGCCCAGGATGATACCCAGCGCCAGAAGTGTTCCTCGGCATGGCCCTTGAACCGCCACTTACTGCCTTCCCAATTGCGGTTCGTCCGAACGGCGTTCCCCTGATCGTTTTTGAAGAAGCGACTGAGCATGTCTACTTGCCCGAGATACCCCAAGGCTTCCGAGGACGTGCCTAACTCGATGTAATCATTCGGCGCGGCCGTCGCGGTACAGAGCAAGCGATAAGGGACCTTCCGCATGAAGGCGGTGATCTCCGCCCGGCGTTTCCCGTCGAAGCTTTTTAGGATACTTGATTCATCGCACACGACACCTGCGAAGTCGCCCGGCATGAAGTGGTGGAGGCGTTCATAATTCGTGACGGTGATCGGTGCGCGGCAAACCCCTTGCAGTGAGCGGGCCGCCTCAATGGAAAACTTCACGGCCTCTTCCAAGGTCTGTGAGGATACCGCCAGTGGAGTGAGCACCAGCACCTTGCGATTCGTTTTCCGCACGACGTTCTGCGCCCAGACTAATTGCATGGGTGTCTTGCCCAGCCCGCAGTCCGCGAAGATCGCCGCCCGGCCTTGGCACAAGGCCCAATCCACCAACGCCGCCTGAAAGTCAAACAGGAATCCCGGCAGCCAGAGCGGCGTGAAGCCGCTTCCTCCGTCAAGTTGCGACTTGCGGGCCAAAAACGCGGTGTATCCCTCGCTCACCCCGTCCTCCGGTTGGCGCGGTCGGCCCCGTACCCCGGAGCGAACCGGCGGGCGTGCTGGGGTTGTTGCCCTGTCCGGGGCTCCCACCGATGAAGTTCGATGATGGAGTGCATCCCCAGCACGCCGCCGATCATGCCGCACCAAGCGGTGCCTTCGTCACACCCGCTTCCTTTTCCCCTGCCGCTTCGTTGGCGATCCATGACACGATCTCTTCCGCCTGCATGAGTTCCTGCATGGAGCGGCGGGGACTCTTCAACCACTCGTTCACCGTCGTCTCCTCATCGAGTTTTAGGTCGGTGCGGAGCTGCCCCTGCCAACGGTCCTTGCGGAAATAGGGGGCCTTGAGGGCCATGGTGAGCCGCATCCGAATCGGCAGCGTGTCGTCCACGCTCGGCGGGGGCTCCGCCGTCTCCGGGGAAGTGGGGGCCGCTTCTGTCTCTATGATCTGGCCCTTGATGACCGGCGTCCCGCCCATCTCTTCCGGATCGTACATCCCGGCACAGGGCTCGAAGCCCGCCGACTTCAGGGCCGCCGTGATGACGCGGGAGCGGAGCATCGCCTTGGGGTACTGCGTCCAGACTTGGTTCCGGGTGAGGTTCGCCCGCTTCGCGTCCTCCATGCTGAACGTCTCGACGTGCGGGGCACTCAACCATGGGGCACTGAGTTCCAGCTTCGCCCGCTCGGGCGTGAGTTCCACAAAGCGCGACTTCCCACCACTTCGGTGAAACAAGCCGAGCTGGAGATCGGCGGCTAGGACGGGCTTCCCGTTAATGATCGAGACGGAGCGTAGGGACTGCATCGGCCCAATGCCCAATTCCCGCCCTGTCAGGATGATCGCCACCGCTTTCGCCGCCGTATTCACCTCACGCGGCAGAAAGCCGGTGCGTACTAGTTCATTGGCGAGCAACATGAGATCGGTGAATGTGGCCTCGGGGCGTAAGGCGGCCTCGCTCGGCTCACGCACGGTTACGGCTTTCGGTTCCGTCATCGCTTCCTGCCTTTCGTCCCACGGTTCGCATCCCGTCCACTCTCGGGCCGCGCGGGCCTCGGCTTCCTGACGGCTCTCACGACGCAGCGCGAGCCATGGCCTCACCGCCACCAGAGCCACCACGCCACCAAGGCGATGGCGGCTGCCACGATGACCAGTTCCGCCACCTCCACCAGCGCGGCGCGGTCCTGCTCACGATCCGAGACGGGGTGGCGTTTCACAGACCCGGTTCCAGTAGATTTCTTTCGCGCTGGGTCATGGCGGCCATGAGACCCGCGAAGAGGGCGCGCTGGCCGGCATATTCAGGACGCTGGGGCCACCACGACCAAACGCCATCCGCGAGATGGTGTAGTTGTGTATAGATCGTGGGCTTGTTGAAGAAGGTCCCGTCGCTGGTGGCGATGCCGCAACAGAGACCACATCCCGTCAGCATCTTCTGTCGCTCCGTCCGCTGCTCCGGTGGCGTCCCAAACGCCTCCGCCACCTTCCGCCAGGCGTGGGTCCGGGTCATGTTTTCGGCCCCTCGTAGGATTTGCTCTGCAACCCGCACTGTGCCAGCAGCGCATCGAGTTCTTCGAGACTGTGAAACCGCTTCGGCCCATCGGAGACATCCCGCACGTATCCGCCAATCGTCCGGTGCTCAACGATGAGCCCATGGGCTGAAATCACGGCCCGCCGGTAGGCGTGAGCCGGGAGGTGCCGCCCATCCCGGAAGCTGACCCACCTCTCATCCCAGCGTTCCAGGTGCCAGCCGGCCCGCCGCATGTGGGCCACCAGTGCTGGCAAGTTCACGCTAGGATGACCGTTGGTTCCCATACCAAACCGGAATGTTGCCGTCGTAATCATGGCGCACCACCACGGCACGGGTAATCTGAGGTTCGCGAATCATGCGCCGCAGGCACCAACGGCGGGCATCCTCTCGGTTCCGTTTCTTCGGCCCGACAGTCGGCTTGCGCGTCCCACGGAACCAAGTAAACCCCGTGTATGGGCCTGGTGGTCGCCAGATGTGAAGGCTTGGTGCGGTCACGGCCGGTCACTGAACAGGTGGCGGATGCGCTGCCGGGCGTTCCCTTCCGCTGCGGTCAATTCCGCAATCCGCAGGTTCCACGCACCCCGTTCTCTGGGCGTCAGCGGCGCCGGCTCGGCCTTCCACTCCCCGATCTTCCGGGCGGCGTCCACTAGGTCGGCCAGAGCCTGATCTAGCGCGTTCATCCCCTCCTCGGCCACCGCCGGGTCGCATCCAGTCGCGCCTTCTGGCATCGTCGCTTCAGGCAGAATGGCAGTCGCCTGCCGTTAATCAAGATCGTGCGTTTCGCAGGTTCGCCGCACGTTGGGCAGCGTAAGGAATCTTCTCGTGACTCGCCCATCGTCCCGCCTTTCATGGTCGCCCCTCACAGCGCCAGCAGAGCCAGCGTGAGCCGACGCGCCAGAGTTCCCCGTCCTGTGCCCCACAGCCGGCGCAGGTTCCATAACAACAGTCGTCTGCGGCTTCGTCCGGTGGATAGAACGGCCCGTAACAAGGTGCGCGCTCCACGGGCGGTAGGTTGTCACCGAGCGGATCAGGCCCGGCCTTCTTGTCGAGTCCGTAGCGTTCAAAGGCACTCATCCTAATTCTCCTTGGCGTCTTGGAGCAACCGATCCGGGGGACACACGGTGATCGAGGCCCCCGTCCTGACGTAGAGTCGCACGCTCATCGTGACCCGATCCTCAGCGTCCTTGGCCAGTTGCTTGGTAGCTTGCATCATCAGGTCCGCCAGCTCCCGATTGCGCCGGGCGATGACGTGGTTCCACCGCACCAGGACAACCAGCGCCAGTAACCAGAGGGCGAGCCAGAGGACCAGAATCACGGGAGCCTCAGGAGATTGCGACAGGCTTTCCGACGTCGGCGTGTAAGGGGCCGGCGAAGAAGCGCTTGCCGGTAGATCGTATCCCACGACACGGCGACTGAGGCTTCGGGGCGCCGCACCCGCTTGGGCCGGATCGTCAGGGTGTCCCCATCCATGGTGATGACGTACTCCAGGGTCGAGCGCTGCATCGGGCGGAGCCGCGTCATCCGTCCGTCCTGGGGCGATGCACCTTCAACCACGCCCGATTGCGGCAGGTGTCCGAGCAAAAGCGCTGATGGGGCTGCTTCCGCGCAAAGCGCCGGCCGGGCCTAGAACAGCCCCGATACTGGCAGATGCCTACTAGCCGGCGGATGTGGAAATTGGACAGAACAACGCCCGTTGCCGCTTGCGGAGTGGGCATCCTGGGCCTGGCTGGCAATCCAGCGGAGCCCATTTCAGTCCATCCCGGCGAGCGGGGGTAACTGGCCGGCTCCCTGGCTGGCCTGGGAACGGGCCGTAATCAGGTCCAGCACGGCCTGCGGAATGGGACTTTCCCCCGACAGCCAGCGGCGCACGGTCCGCGGATCACGAATCAGCACCGCGCGGGCGTAGGCCGAAGCCGAGAGCCCGGTGCGGTTGATCGCGGCCCGCAACAGGGAGATGGTCTCCGAACGGGTGGCGGGGGCGTCAGGCATCTACGCTCTCTGAGCGAACCGCGGGACGAAGCAATCGCCCAACTCTCCGGTCTCACGGTCGATATGCCGAGTGATGCCGGCGATGTCGTGGGCGAACTCGAAGGCTTCTGCGGCGAACAGCGCGGACAAATCTAACCGGCAGCCGTTCATGTGCGCCGCCGTGAGGTCCATGTGGAGTGTCAACGGATCGAAGTAACCGGGATGCTCTTTCAAGGTGCGCGTCACAATTTGGTGGATCAAGTCGTGCTCGACGCGGGTGACTGCGAAGTTGATTGCCATGTGTGGCTCCTTTGGCTAGCCGGGCGAGATCACCCTGGCGCGGAGACTAGAGTAGGGCAATCGCCCACGGGGCGCAAGTATGCGCCTTCGGCAGTCCCGGTCTGCCGTTGTTTCACGTGAAACTTCGGCATGAAAGCCTGCCAGTATTGCAGATTGCAAGGGTCTCCTTTAGACTTCAGCTAGGCCCCGACAGGGAGGGGAGCCGTGAAGATCAGCCTTGGCCGCCTCGCCCGAGCCATCCACCTCGATGTGGAGCGAGTATCGGATCATCGGTATCGCGTGACCGGTGGTTCCCGGCCGCATGAGGTGGACCTGACCCGCTCCCCGGAGTGCGGATGCGAGGACGCCACCTTCCAGAAGGTGTACGCCTGTCAACACCTGATGGCGTGTATGCTGGCCGAGGGGGACCGGGACTGTCTGCGCTCTTTACGCTACTGGGTAGCCCGACCGGGGGCGCGGCGGTTGGTTAGAACGGCGGCCTAAAGGCGACACGCGCTCGGGGCCGAACGGGCCAGTCGCAAATAATAGGGCCGGGTTCATCGCCCGGCCCTGTCAAAGAATGGTGTTAGTTGTACGGTCCCTGCTACCGCATATCGGACTCCCATGTTCGGGGGTCGCCTTGCACGTAGCCCCAATCTAGGAAACCCCGCGCCAGAACGCCAGCCCTAGCGGACCCTGGCCGGAAACCACCGGATGACGGTACGCTGCCCGATAGAATCCACGGGCACGCACACGGGCCAGAACAAAGGCCCTAGGCTATCCGGCACTAGGACGACTTGCGCCTCCCGCACGGCGAAGCCAACGCCCACGCCCGCCGCGGCGACCGAACACCCGGCCAGGAAGGCCCAGACCAGCGTGCGGCGGAGGGCGCTCACCGAACGATGAGGGCACCCACGATGATACCGGCCGCGGCGAAGGGCAACCCGATGCGGATGCGAGCGAATAGGCCGGGGCGACTGCGCTTCTCGGCCGCAGCCCACATCGCCCGGAGCCGCTGTTGGGCGGGTTCCAGGATAGCGATGACGCTATCCCGGTTGGCCACCTCATGGGTGAGCAGGACGCCCAGCGAGTCACATGAGGCGAGGGCATAGCGGCAGCTCTGACCAGCCACCCGTTCATTGACGATGGCGATGGCCAGGGGCGCGCTATCCGGCAGCGACACGAGCACTGAATCCAGCACGGCCGCCGTGGAGTCGGCGCGCGCCTGGGCCGTGCGCGTGATATTTTTTGATATCAAATAATGCCGGGCCTGGGCCTGCTTGAGACTGTCGAGTGCCAGGGCCTTGGCCTGCAAGAGCCCCCGGATACTGTCTCCGGTGGCCAGCTCTCGCCGGAGGGAATCCCCCCGCGCTTCGGCCAAGGCGTTAGCTCGAATCTGACCATCATGGGCCTTGAGCCAGGCGAAGCCGATCAGCAGGGCGACCACCAGCCAGGAGAGTTGCGTTTTCACACCGCGCCTACCTTGGTCATCGTGAGGATGCCGTACCAGGCATCGTAGGCCCGCCAGAACTCCCCCCAGCTCCACGCAAGGCCAGGGTCTCGCTTCGCGTCATGGGCTCGGACATCCTTCCCGCTCACCGTTTCGTGGCCCACGATCCGGGCGCGCGTGATCCCTGGATAGCGGAGACTCCAGCCCGCATAGAGCCAGCCACCGGCATCGTACTGCGCCGCAGTGTAGGGCGAGTGCTCCGGGTCGTCGATCGCCGCGAGGAAGCTCCGGTAGTCGTGGGCACCGGCCACCAAGAACTCGCAGCCGAGGAAACTATCGTTCAGATTCTCCCGGTCCAGNAAGCGGCTCTTCCCGGCATGGAANCAGACCCGCTCCGGCGGAGGTCCCGTATAGATCGTCCCGTCTGGCCCNATNAGGGCATGGACCGAAAGACCGATCCGCTGAAGAAAGGCCGGCGCGTGTTCGCTGTGGCCCTCATTGACCACGTACTCCGCCATCGCGTGCACCAAGGCGCCATCCACAACGGTACCCGGTGGCCGTGGCCGGTGAAAGGTCATCGTGACCGGGACGACCTTGGGTGCGTTCACGCGACCGGCGGGCTGCCGTTCTTCCCGCGGATGGTTGCCAAGAGATCTTTGACGGTCGCCACCACGAACTGTACGGCCGTTCGCGTCAGCTCCTCACTGAAGATGTGCGCGCCGAACATCGCGACGGGCAGGACCACATACCAGGCCCAGCCGAGAGTNGCCGCTCCGTAGGCTGCCCCGGCGATGAAGAGCAGCCCGAAGACACTCTTGCTGATCTTGGCGGCCAAACGCCGGCGTGGAATGGCCTTGATCTGTTCGGTCACTGCGGCTTTGTGGGTCATCGGTGTTCCTCTCCCAGGTGGCGGTCTTCCAGCCGTTCAATCCGCCCTTCCAGTTTCGCGCTCGTTTCCTGCATCCGCGCGACAGCCCCATCAAACCGATGTTCGATGTCAGCGGGAATACCGCGCACGTCGTCTCGCAGCGCCGCAAGGTCCGCCACCATTCCGCCCGGAGCGCCTTTCACTCCATGGAGCGTCTGGTTGTTGGCTCGGGTCATGGTGTAGGTCCGCCAGGTGAGGCCCGTGAAAAACGTCGCCCAGGCCACGACGATCGCTCCCGCGGCGCGGAACAGTTCAGCGGACCCAACGGGCACGTCCACCGCCTGCAAGGCCAGGTAGGTTGCCTCGCCCACCACGGCCGGCAGCGCGAGAATCGGGACGACAGCGGTCAAGGACTTCACGTCAGCGATCCAACGAGCAGGGCGGCCAGACCGGCGCCCAAGGTGGCGAACACGATGTCCCCGATGTCGCCCGGTTTCCATTGGTACGGTGCCCGCCAGGGCTGCTCGACGTTGCCCACCTCTTCCCGGAAGGCCGAGAGAAACGTCACGCAGGCAACGGGAGCCCACCAGGTAGCGGGGGAAACCCCGAGGCCCCAGAGCAGCACCCGCACGGCACCGTACAGCACCAGCCCACCCACGGCGTGCGTGAAGGGATGGTTCTCCCGCCACCAGGGGGAGCCACCCAGCCACCAGTCCCGGGAGGGAAGCCAGTTCACTGCGTATCCGTCCCAAGCACGCCATCCCGCCAGTAGGCAACCAGTTGATCCGCGCGGCGCACGGCGATAGCGGTCCACTCGGTGGCATCCAGGGCCGTGACGATCAGTTTCCGCTCTACCTCTTCGATTGCCACGTCCACCTCCGCGGCGACCCGGAAGGTAATCACCGCCCCTACCGGGCTTTGGCGGATCTCGGTAGGGGCGGCGACTGCTTCGAGTTTGTCCAGGATCTTAGCAATCACTCGACGCTCACCGGCGGCAAAGCCCTTGGGCGAGGAAAGTATCCCATCATAGGTCAGGGCGAATTGTTCAGGGGTCAGTTTCATCCGAGCGCCTGCCGATCAGCGATGAGTCGCGTCTGTCTGGCCTGTAG